GACATATAAGCATATTGGTGCGGCAGTTATGAAAAAAGGAGCATTAGCGGCTCCTACCACAACTGCTTCATACACTTTTGATAGTGGTGATGTGCTTGTGCCTTATATGGTAGTGTTTGGTACTGGTCAAGATAGTGCTATCTACTTGAAAGCCTTGAAGATCACTCGTTCACCGAGTGTCGTTGGGTATAGCGTAGCTTAACTAAAAAAATCTGAAGTTCGGGGTTAGAATCCCGATATAAGGATCAGGTGGCTGGGGGGTCAAACCCCCTTCCACCTCTATGAAAACATGTATGCATTGTGAGAAACCCAATCCAGAAGGATGGTTTTATTGCAAGGAGTGTGGTCAACGGGCCGCTCCCCGGCTATATACAGTTAATGCTGTAGTAAGGGAGTCGTCTTGGGCACCAGCCATAAGACGAGACCTTATTGATTTCAAACATACAACTATAGAACAGTCTGTTAATGCTATGGCTAAGACAAAGGCTGATAAGTTTCATAAGAGGATTGTAGATGGCTTTAAAAAAAGCCGAGCTAGCATCTAGGATAAGGAGAAATAGCTATGCCACAAGGCCCCGGAACATACGGTAGGAAGGTTGGAAGACCGCCACTAAAGACAAAAAAGAGAAAAAAAGCCAAGCCTGTGAGACGTAAAAGGATGTCGAGGAAGAAATAATGGCTAACGAACTAAGAATTGAAGCTCAACTGGAGTACGGCAAGAGTGGTGTTAAGGAGAGTATGCACACTTCTGCTTTTGTGGATGTGTCAGGAGATTCGTTTAGTAAGGTAATACAAGAAATCCCCACAGGTAGTAGGGAACAGATTTCTGTGCTAGCGGATTTAGGTACTTATGGATATGTGTTTATAAAAAATATTGACTCAACTAATTATGTGCAAATTGCAGATGAAGATGACACTAATTACTTCTGCAAGTTGAAAGCCGGTGAGTTTGCTATGTTTCGTGCCGCTGATAGTGATTATTGGGCAATAGCCGATACCGATGCTGTGGACTTGGAAATTTTGGTGATTGAAGACTAATGGCATACCAGAACTTTGATGTACAGATTCAGAACTTACTGGCTATAGACAGTACTACACTGGCTAGTATTCAGGGACTTCTGGACACGTGGATGACCAATGGGGCAAAGGAGATCACAAACCTCATGCCTCGGGACATGCTTAACAGTGTGGCAACCGAGACCTCAGCGTTTGATCCTGATAGCGGTACCACATTAACCACATTCAAGATTTTAAAGGTCTATAGGAACGATGGTACCATAGATCAACCGTGCCGGCGTATTCCTGCGGCATTAAGGGGTCGTGCTACTGATCAGGATGATATGAACTATGCAACGGCTACAGACCCCGTATATTACACGGAGCCGCAGACTGATGGTACTATGAAGGTTATCATCCTACCGGTTTCCAGTTCCAGTGTAGGGAAGGTTGTATATGCTAGCCCACCCACTGTGGACGCCAGTAGCGGGGGTTCGATTGCAGGCTTTCCTGATGAGGCTGAATACCTTGTGATGCTCTATGGAGCTGTTAAGGCTGGTGAGTACTTACTGGCTAACAATGAGGACATTGAACTCCTCTCGCCCATTATAGCAAATTTAAAGAATGATTATCAGATGGGTTTAGCCGCTCTTTACGGTCAACAGGGAGGAGCTAGAGCGTAATGACATTTAAAGAGATATTATCAAGGGTTAGAATGGTTCACCCCGATGCTGGTGAAACATACGTCAAAGCGCTCGTTAATGATGCGCTCCTTGATCTACGCAAGTATAAGGTCGTAAGAAGACGTATGAAGATAGACACAGTGGAGGATCAGCGTTGGTACAACATTGGAGACCGGAACTCTGACCTTCAGATAGATAAAATTTATTCCGTGTCCTATAAGGACTCGGACGGGAATTACAGGTATATTCCCAGAGTGACCAATTATTATAATATTGTAAATGTGGATGAAAAATAATGGCTTATAACTATCCAGAGGACTATCTGTCTTGGTATGTTGTGGGTGACAGGATCGCTCTTGTTACCAGTAAGAATACTTCTAGTAAGAATGCCCTTGAATCAATAGACGAGTCTACGAGTAATGGATTGCTCATTGAATACAGTGCCCAGCCAAGAAAGATTGAAAACCTTTCAGACGTGCCAGAGATCGATGACACGTTACATCCAACACTGGTCAATTATATAAACTGGAAACTTTTTGAAGATAGATTGGACGAGGTTAGTGCCGCATCGGCTGTCAAGTATCAGAGGCTTTGGGAGACCAAAGTCCGTCAGGAAGCCGGCAGGGATAAGGTAGGTGGCCAGAGAGCCATCGTCCCATTTACGTTTAGATAGATATGCCCATGTCAGAGGTCTCGGGCGGAAAGGCATACATAATAAAGGAGATATATAATGGCAGATACACATAAATATACTGTTGTAGAAGCACAAAACATTGCACTGGGACAAGCTGGTGCCGCTTTTATGGATACGGATGATCAGTATACACCCCCGTATGGAAAGATTGTAGGCATAACAATGCTTACAGATGTTGAATTTTCAGAGCTTACGCCAGAATCGACTGGTAGTCACTTCGGCACATCCGCCGCAAGCCCCGGTACTAATGGTTCTACTGTAGCCGCTGGAGATACATTTCCCAAGGGTGTTACTATATATGGTAGATGGAGTACGTGTACTTTGGCTACCGCAGGCGATAAGGTAATCATTTACTTCGCACCGTAATGCCAAAACTAGGTTTAAATATCAGTATAATGACCTTTATGGAGGAGGCGGCGGCCACTCTATCAGAGATATTGTGGAACAAGATTGCGGCTAATTGGAATGCTGAGTCTCGTGCTTGGGAAGATATTGGATAAAGATTTTATCGCAACTATGTCAAATGAGTTCGGGCGGTAAGTTGCATTTAAATACAAGGAACTCAAGGAGGTTTTAGATTATGACGGCTTTAGGTTCACAAACAATTGCTTCATCATACGAACAATTATTACATGTTGATACTGATGGTGGTGGTGATACTACTACATTGGTACCAATAAAAGATGGTGATAACGGCACTACATTTTGCTTGCAACTGGCAACTACAAGTGCACTAATTGTTGATGATGCTAAATTGTATTTTGGTACGGGCAGTGACGCATCATTTGAATATGATGAAGATGGAAACGATGTGCTTCTTTATGATGGTGCTAATTTTCGTATTGAGGATGATACCCAATTACAGTTTGGGGCGGCGGCTGACTGGACTGTGGAATACGATGAGGACGGCGATGATGACTTAGTTTTCACTGGCTCAGATATGGCTATTGAAAGTAGCACTACAGCTAAACCTCTCGTTATTATAAAAAATACTACTAATGACACAACGGCACCTACACTTAGGTTTGTTATGGACAAAGGGGCGGCAGGTGCTGATGATGACGACATAGGTACTATCTCATTCTACTCAGACAATTCTGCTCAAGAACAAACAGCCTTTGCTAGTATAGTAGCAGAAGTTTCAGAAGCGGATGACACAGACGAAGCGGGTAAACTATCTTTCTTCGTTTCAGAGAGTAACGGTACTACTGCTCAACTAACAGCAGGTTTAATTCTTGAAGGTGAGCACGCAACAGATGGTGAAGTTGATGTAACCATTGGTGCAGGTGCGGCTTCAACAACTACAATAGCGGGCGACCTGACAATGACAGCGGGCGACCTGACAATGACAGCGGGCGATATAAAAATGGATGGTGCCGCTGGACAAGGTATTGATTTTTCAGGTTCTCAGGCGGCGGCGGATGATGCCACATCGGTGACAGGCGAAGTCTTGGATTCATACGAGGAAGGGACTTGGACACCGACTTTTCAAAATGCCTCAACCCAAGCAGGTTATTATACGAAAATAGGTCGTCACGTTTATTGCCATGCAAGAATGACAGCAAGTGGTGACAGTGGGGTAATCTTTTCAGGATTACCTTTTACAACTTTTAATTCTGTTAATGCGGCTGGAGGAGGTAGTGTTAATTATACAAATCAAGGGGGTGAAGCACAGACAGTCTACGTTTCGTCTAATGACGTTTACTTTCAACTGTTAAGTGCGGGTAATACGAGTACGGAAATGAATGCTGATGGCGACAGGCGACTTGCATTTCAATACATAACATCTCATTAAACAATAGGAGAAAAAAATGGCTTTAACAAAAGAAGTAGTATATGACAAAGTAGAAATTGTCGGTAAATACAAAGCAGTACAATGCCGAGAGGCTACTATTGTGAAGGAAGATGGTGTAGAACTATCACGCTCCTTCCACCGCCACGTTCTACATCCAGATGCAGACATCAGCGGTGAATCGCAAGAGATTCAAGATGTTTGTAACGCTGTCTGGAGCGATGAAGTAAAACAGGCTTGGTCTGATTTTCAAGATGAACAAGCGGCTGAAATGGGTGGATGATAATCAACTGGTTATTAGCGGTGGTCTTGGTAGCTGGTATAGCAGTCATAGCTGTGACCTTTGCTGAATGGCTTAGAGATGGCTAAGGCAATTAACAGGAGACAATATGGTATTGACACTAGAACAGGTAGATAAACGACTCGCAGAGATTCC